CTACTGAGTACGGCGTGCGAAAACTCCATATCCGATACGGAGAACGTGACCTCCGTACCGACGGCGAGTAGACTCTCCAGCTTCGATACGACGGCGTTCCCCGAGACCTTCGGGAAGTAGCCCCTTAGCGTAAGGGCGTACGGCTTAACGCCGCTGGTGTACATGCCCGTGGCGTTTGAGACGGTGTAGTAGCTGGATACGCTCTTGACGTGGTCTAGCCTATAGGATACCACCTCGAAGCTTAGTGAGTCTAGTGTGACGGTGTGGTGTACCCTGTTGCTATCGTACTGCATGGCGTTCCCTCCTAGTTAAACGTTTCGATGCACTCTACCAGTACTCTGGTAGGTAGCTCGACTCTGTCGAGGCACTTGGTGTACCCAGGCGTATCCTTGCTGACCGATAGTACGTTGTAACGGTCAGACTTCATGAGTGCGTTCAGGATGTACGTGTTGAAGTACCCGTCTAGGGTGGTGGGGCTTACGGTCTTGGGCATGATGACCCTAACCCTAAACGTAACCCTATCCTTGGCGTACTCAGCCGTAGAGTCCTGTAGTCCGTATGAGCACTCTTCGGACTCGATGCCTACCGTGACGAAGCTCCTCGTCCTGGAGTCCAGTGGGGTACCGTCGTACTCCACGTAGACGTTTAGCGGTGAGATATTCTCTAGGGTGTCTCTAAAGTCGCTTAGTATGGACATAGTGTGTCTGCCTCCTTAGTCTTAGTGTGTGGATATACGTGTGTACGGAACGGAGTGGGTACCGTTCCGTACGGTGCTATTGGGATGCGTGGCTATACGCACTTAAAGTAGAAGCCACCGTCCTTCACGAGGTCCTTTACGGTAGCTAGGTAGCTGTAGAACATCTCGTAGGCGTCGGATAGCTGGTCTCTGCCGTCGTGCTTCTGAGCCACGGTGCCAGCGTAGGTGTAGTTGAGCCTGTCCCTCGACGCCATGAACCTCTGGTACTTTAGGTTGGCTAGCGCGGCACAGACGTAGTTAAGCCTACCGTCGGTAGAGTACGAGGGGTCTGATAGCATCTGGGTTACGTCGTCGACGGCGGACGATACCAGCGTAGAGTAGTCCGAGGTGTCACCTACGCCTGAGAATAGCTTGAATAGTGCGTCGATGGTGGTCGTATTCATAGAGCGTCACCCCTTAGAGTCTATACTCGTCGAGGCTAGGGCTACCCTTAGACGGGTCTACCGCCAACTGTGAGTACGCCTCTCCGACGGGGGCGGGCTCGGACAGTAGGCTCTTCTTAAGCTCTAAGAGTTCGTCTATGCCTAGACCGTCCATATGCTTCTCGAGTATCTGGCGGGAGCCGTCCCTAAGGAACCCTAGCCTTACGACGTCGCGCTTGAGGTCTTCGGTGATGGCTGACAGTAGTGGGCTCTCGAGGGAGTCGGGGACGGCTACGTCTAGCGTACCGAAGCGCTTGGTTACGCCCGCACGCACCTGAGCGGGGACGGCTACGAAGCTCCACTCGTACGCGTCGGTGACGTCGTCTAGGACGGTGTAGCAGAGCTTACCGCCGTAGTACTTACCGCCGACGTGGCTACAGCCCTTGTCGTACCTGTCGTTCCCACAGATGGAACACCTGTGCGACTTAGCGGCACACGATACGCTGACCTCCTTCTTAATGCCTCCGTCTATCTCTTTGATGAGGTCTACGTTAGAGGAGGTCTTGACCATGTAGGCGTTGCCCTTGAGGTACCTGTATGGGGTGCCGTACTGGGTGGTCTTAGACTCGTCCAGTACTACCTGGGTATCGAACAGCCTAGAGGTCTGGTTGGTGCCCTTGGCGTTGTGGTCGAACACTCCCGTCTTGCCGACGAATAGCCTCTGTAGTGCGTCCAGTGCGTGGTCGGAGAAGGCTTCGTGGTCACGGTCTACGTCGTTGTCGCACAGCACTACGTCGAAGAGGTATACCTCGTCTTCGGAGAGTTCACGCCTGGTGTAGGCGTTTAGTTTCTGTAACATGCTTTCGTCTTCCATAGAAGGTTGCTCCTTTCGTTAGGTGGTACCGTCGCGTAGAGGGCGGCGGGTGCCGCCCTAGCTAGCGTCGGTCGAGGGTACTACTGTGTGACGGTTAGAACCTTCATGGCGTCCGCAGAGATGGTTCTGAACAGGTATGGGATGCCTACGGCTACACGGTCTAGCTGCCTGTTGATTAGGGTGTCTGTGGTGATGTTGATGTCGCTCGTGGTGACGTACTCGAGGGCGAAGTTCCTATCTAGGGCTACCACCTTGGTGTTGTCCAGTGAGGTGGACTTGATGAGCTTAGCGCCGAACGGTAGCACGATGTCCGAGGAGGCGTTGCAGCAGCAGTTCTCAGCGACCTCGGGCAGCTGTAGGATGGCTGCGCACACCGCAGGAGACGCTACGATGGTGTTGGCGTCGTAGGTGGTGAAGCTACCGAATAGGTTGACTAGGTCGCTGTACGCGATATCCTTGCTGGCGGTGCTTACGGTGGTGGCGCTGTCCGTTACGGCGGTTAGAGCCTTAGAGTAGAGAGCCAAGCCCAGCTTCCTGCCTACGACCCTTAGCTGTAGGGATAGCATGTCTATCTTCTGCTGCCTGATGACCTCGTAGGAGCAGTTGATGATTCTAGCCAGCTTCTTAACGTCGAGCGCCACGGAGCTCTCGAAGATGCTAC